ATTATTGTTACGCTTATGAGTTACGTGCCGCACCCAAGCCTTCAACGTATTCAACAACGATGGAAACAGCATCGGGGTCAACCGTACCCGTTTCATCATAGTTGCACATGAGGACTTGTCCAGCAGTCAAGCGACCACTACCAGCAGTGATAGCAATAGCTTCGGGAACGTAAGCGGTCATGCCGCTAGTCCCACCTGCCGTGCCACCGATGGACGTGGTAGCCGTACCTGCGGTCCCACCATTCAGGAGCGTAAACGACACATAGTTCGCAGTAGAACCAGAGATTGATTTGGACACGAAAGCCCAACCTTTCTCAATGGTAATACCGGGAATATCTGCCGGAGCTACCAGAACAGGGAATTTCAGGTCAGCGCCGGGGTCAAGCACGGTAACGGAAGCGATTTTACGATGAGCTAACATTTATATATCCTCCCGTTTAGGCCGGAGCCGTTGCGTCGTGAGTGATTTTCTGGCCGAAGCCATCTCTACGAACGCCGTGTGCGTAACCCGCACTCATGTTCAGTTCCCATGCACGAAGCGAAGCGTCGCGTTCAGGTTCCATGAGAGGAGCCTTGCGGCTATCGAAAGCCAGCGCACCGGGGTTGAACATTGCGCCGATTGCATCGTCGGAATCATCAACAGAAATGTTGCTGGACGTGAACCATAGAATGTTCAGCCAGTTGCCAACGAAGAAGGAGCGCAGGGCCTCATTCGCGATGTCGCCTTGGAAAGCCAAGTGTTCACCGGGAGTGCCCAACTCATTCCAAACATCGTGCCAGCCGTAAGGATGGAGAACGATGTAAATTGGATTTGGAGCATTTGCGTTCCGCAACTTGGAAAGCGCGGCCGCACAGTTATCCAGCGTCAGCGAAGATGCGGCAGAGCCTACACCCGCCGAGAAACTGGAAAAGTTGCCGAGAATGTCTTTATCAATCTTGGTTGCGATAGCATTGCCAAGCTCCAATGACGCGTCTCGACGTGCATCATCGGGGTCTGTTTCAATTCGACGGTCCGTAAGAACCACCTGCGCCATAATCTCACCGGGGGTGAGGGTAGCGAGTACGGTCTTATTGAACGTAGTCGGATTTGCGAAGTCCTCCGCTTCAGCCACAGTCTCAGCCGTAATTTCAGGATAGACGGAAACCTTTCGGTCCATCCAGCCGCGAGCCGAGTAGTTCGTGACTAGAGCAGTCATAATGTTCTGTTCTCTTGCGATAAACAGAGCATCTTCGTAAATGTCATTGAACAGACTATTGAGGTCAGAAACCTTTGAATATGCCATTGTGTATTTACCTCTTTAGTTTATTCTTCAATTTTTACCTGTCGTACACCTCGTCCACCCCAGAACGGGTTTGAACCCATCCCGAAGTATTCAGACCTTCGAACCTCATCGGTTCTACCAGCCGACTCAGCGGCGGCAGGGTTTGTTGCGCTAGTTGAACTAGCACCTTTCTTCCGTATAAGAAACGGATACCTCTCCGCAAGGTTGTCGAGAGCCTCTTGAACGCCCTTCACTTCACCAGTATCAGTATCAACTTCGAGTGAATTCTTGTTCATCAACTCCCACACGGCCTCACCATCTTGGAATTTGGCCGCGGCCGCGTTCATAACAGCCGCCTTTGCGTGAGCATTGATAGCGGCTTGTTCTGCCTGCTTCCCAAATTCCTTAGCCTCATTCAACTCCGTAAGAGTTTTTTCAAGGTCCGTCTGGAGTTTTTCTAACTCCGACATTTCCTCACGCTTTTTGTTTTCGAAGGTTTTGACAATTTCAGTCAGTTCATCGACTGATTCCACGCCCGTTGCTTTGAGAACTTCGTTGAGGGCGTTTTTCTCGCCAACAGAACGACCTTCTTGCCTTACCTTACCAAGCATCTCGTTTACTTCGTCTTGCGTAAACGTCGGGGTGTTCGCCTCGTTTGTGCTCTTTTTACCCTCTGCACTAGAGGTTGGTTTTTCTTTCGAGGTTTCTGTAGAGGTACTTTCGGATTTTTTTACCCTCT